GGTTGCTGCAATTGTCGGTGCCGGCACGTTGATGGCACTCCCTTGGTTCGGTCGATGGTGCGTCGACAAGATCGCAGGCTTCTTTGAGGACCGCGAGGACCAAGATGCGGACGAACACGCCGACGATGAGGCGGGCGAGGTTGATGAGGCCGTGTGCGCTGACACCGGCCATGACTATGACGGCGGAGAGTGCGTTTTCTGCGGCGCACCGCAAAGGGGGGGGTGACGATGCTTGTGTGTATGGTCTTTGCGTTCATTGGTGGTCTTGCTGGTCACGCCGTCTCATTGGCCTTCAATGAGGCATCGCAATGATTCGGGCTACCTTGTTGCTTGTGCTGCTGCTTATTGGTGCCCCTAGTGCGCTCGCACACAATGTGACGCTCTGCCAGGGCAAGGCTGGGATGCCCGTATGTGATCAGGGTGCCGCATGGGTGGCCCTACAGGCGATTGTTGTTGAGCACTGCCAAGCGATCTCGCCTGGCGCAATTCCTCGCAATCCGAAGTACAGATCGGAACCGAGTGGCTTTTTGGCAGAGTTTGGGTGTACTAGCCCGAATGGCTCACTAGCTGCCGTCGATCAGGGCCATAGCACCAGCTACACGGGCACGTGCGCGGCTCGA